GGAACGGGCTAAAGCATCCCTCAAAAACTGGAACTGTTAAGGAATCATCATGTCAAACTCAATTGCAACTGGCGTGGCTTATGCTGACCCAGAATTCATCACTTGTTACGCAACCCAAGAAATCGGCTATTCAACCGCTGCCCAAGGTGCGGTAACGCAAGCAACAAGCAAATCCACAGGTGTGACGCTAAACACCAGTGCTGGTCGCATCACCATGAACAATGCGGCATTGGCTGGCGCTACCGCTGTGTCGTTTATTCTGACCAACAGCTTGATTTCCATTAATGACACCATCATTGTGTGTATTTCTAGCAACACCACGGGAACTACTGCTGGTGCATACACCACTTATGTTTCGTACTTGGCTGCTGGTTCTGCCTTGATCACGTTGCGTAACCTGACCGCATCGACTTCATACAGTGAAGCCGTGATCATCAACTTTGCCATCATTCACGGTCAATCTTGAACGTAGAAGCAATAAACAAGCATCTGGAAGAACTCCAGGCGCAAGCAAAGCAACAAGAGGCAGTTTTGTTTCAGCTTTCGGGCGCGATTCAAGATTGCCACTATTGGCTGGGTGAGTTATCCAAGGAGAAGGCAAATGCCGCTGATAGCATCAATGACCCCCAAGGCACTGAAGGCCAACATTAAAGCTGAGATCGAAGCCGGCAAGCCACCCAAACAAGCGGTGGCTATCGGCTATTCAGTACAGCGCCAAGCCATGAAAGATGCGGGTAAGAAAGCCCCATCAAAAAAGAAAAAGTAATTTAGGCACAAAGACTTACAGGTTAAATCAATGGCTGCACCACAAGGAAACCAGAACGCCGCAAAGGGCAGACTGTTTTACGACAAGTTGCGCCTTGTTTTGACCACTGAGCCGCACCGACTTAGGGGGATTGCCGAGCAGTTGGTTAGGCAAGCTGAGGAGGGCGAACCTTGGGCGATTAAAGAAATCATTGATAGGATGGATGGCAAGGCGATACAGGCAACAACCATTGAAAACGCTGATGGAACGCCTCTGCTGGGTGGGATTCAAGTCACATTCATCAAGCCCGAATGAGTGACGTTACTGAAGCAATTGCCAAAGCGGAATTCCCCGTAAAGCTGCAAGGGTTGTTTCAGAAATCCCGCTATAAGGTTTTATATGGTGGGCGAGGTGGGGCAAAATCTTGGGGCATAGCTAGGGCATTGCTTATCCTAGGGGCAAAGAACCCAATCCGCATCCTGTGCGCCCGAGAGTTTATGACTTCTATGCGGGATTCGGTTCACAAACTATTGTGCGACCAGATTGAAAATCTTGGACTGCTTGGGTTCTACGAGATCACCCAGGCCAGCATTAGGGGACGCAATGAAACAGAATTCAGCTTTATTGGCCTTAAAAATAACATTTCAAATGTAAAAAGTTACGAAGGTGTTTCTATTTGTTGGGTAGAAGAAGCACAATCGGTAAGCCGTCTGTCTTGGAATGTGCTGATTCCTACCATTCGAGCCGAGGGCAGCGAGATATGGGTTTCCTTCAATCCTGAGTTGGAAACAGACGAAACCTATCAACGCTTTGTGGCAAACCCCCCAGAGGACTGCATCACCATGAGGGTGAATTGGTCAGATAACCCTTGGTTTCCCGAAACCTTACGCTTGGAAAAAGACTCGCTAAAGCAAAGGGACGAGGAAGCCTACAACCAAGTTTGGGAAGGTTTGTGCCGCCAAACTGTGGATGGGGCTATCTTTGCCAAGGAAATGCAAGCCGCTGAGAAGGATGGGCGCATCACCAAAGTGCCTTATGACGCAACCAAACCTGTCCATGCGGTATTTGACCTGGGTTGGTCGGATAGCACCGCAATCTGGTTCTTGCAATTTGTGGGGATGGAGACAAGGCTAATCCGATACATTGAGGATAGTCAAAAAACCATAAGCTACTACATGGCGACCATGCAAACCTATGGTTATGTCTACGATACCATTTGGTTGCCTCATGATGCTGAAAACAAGACCTTGGCAGCGGCTGGGCGGTCAATTGATGACATTGTTAGGGCGGCAGGATACAAGACCAACATTCTGCCTCGAGTGCCGATTCTGGACTCCATCAATGCCGCCAGGACGATATTTCCCACTTGTTACTTTGACCGCGAACACACCGCCGATGGTCTGGCTTGCTTGCGCCATTACAGGTACGAGGTTGACCCAGACACGGGGCAATTTAGTAGAAACCCGTTGCATGACCATTATTCTCACGGGGCAGACGCATTCCGCTACATTGCCTTAATGATCAAAGAACCACCCAAACGCAAGAAGCAAATGGTTGCCACAGCGGGAAGTTGGATGGGATAATTACCCAAAGGGGTTTATATGGCATACCAAGACGAAGACAACGCAAAAGACAAGATTTCAGAGGCGATTAAGTTCTGGCGCTTGGTCAATGATTCGGACTCCACAAACCGAGCCGAGGCGTTGAACGACATTAAGTTTGCCGCTGGCGACCAATGGCCCGTTGAGATTCAGAACAGCCGCAATTTGGAAAGCCGCCCTTGTCTTACGATCAATAAGATTGATGCGTACATCCGACAGGTGACCAACCAGCAGCGCCAACAGCGCCCACGCATCAAGGTTCACCCCGTCAACAACCTTGCAGACTACAAAATCGCCCAGGTTATTGAGGGCATCACCCGTCACATTGAGGTTAATTCCAGCGCCGACACCGCCTATGACACAGCTTTTGACTATGCCGTGCGGATGGGCTGGGGATATTGGCGCATAAATTACAAATATGTAAGGGAAGATTCATTCGATCAAGAAATCTACATTGATGCGATTGACAACCCTTTTACTGTTTATTTCGACCCCAATAGCATTAGGCCAGATGGTTCGGATGCTGAACGCTGTTTGATCACGACCGTCTTAGACAAAAAGATATTTCGGGAAATGTACCCAGGTGCTGATGATGGGGCTAACTTTCAGCAAAGAAGCACAGGCGATGACACTGCCGCCTGGGTAACCAAAGAGGATATTCGGATTGCCGAATATTTCTGGATTGAGCGTGAACGTGCCAAGCTGTATTTGCTCAGTGACGGCACTTCTTCATTTGGGGACAGCGCTGGATTCTTTGCGCGAGTTGAGGCCGCAGGGTTAACTGTGGTTGACGAGCGCGAATCCTTCCGCAAGGCCGTTAAATGGGCCAAGATGACCGCATTGGAAGTGCTTGAGGAAAAGACCTGGGCGGGGAAATATATCCCCGTTGTGCCTTGCTATGGGGCGCAAGTCATTGTGGATGACAAGCGCAAGAAATACGGTCTGGTGCGGTTTGCTAAAGACCCCCAGAGGATGTATAACTTCTGGCGCACCAGCATGACCGAGAGCATTGCCCTTGCACCTAAAGCCAAATGGGTGATGGCAGAGGGCCAAGACGAAGGCCATGAAAACGAATGGGCAATGGCTAACATCAAGTCAATGCCTGTGCTGCGATACAAGCAAAAAGACATTGAAGGCGTACCAGCGCCAGCACCCGTGAGACTCCAACCCGAGCCGCCACCTGTGGGAATTATGGAAGCGGCAGGGGCAATTTCTAACGATTTGCAAATGGTGCTGGGTGTTCTTGATCCCAACCAATTGCCAAGTGGGAATATCTCAGGCAAGGCATTGGCTGGGCAGCAAAATCAGGTTGATCTGTCTAACTTCCACTTTTACGACAATTTGACCCGTTCCATTGCTCAAACTGGGCGCATTATTCTTGACCTGATACCCAAGATTTACGACACACAGCGGGTGATGCGGATTATTGGGTCGGATGGTCAACCCGACATGACCACCATCAACGAGGCCAACGAAATTGGCGAGGTTTTGAACGATGTAACCGTTGGTGAATACGATGTGGTAATGGACACAGGGCCAGGATTCCAGAGCAAGCGCCAGCAAGCGGTTGAATCCATGATGCCTTTGCTGACGGGCAACGCTGAATTGTTCAATATCGCAGGTGACTTGGTATTTAGAAACATGGATTTCCCAGGCGCAGATGTAATCGCTGACCGCCTTGCCGCCATGAATCCGATGGCAAATATTGATGAAAAATCCGATATACCGCCCGAAGCCCAAATGCGTTTGGCGCAGTCTGAGCAAATGATTCAGCAATTGCAACAACAACTGCAAGCGGCTGGTTTGGAGATCAATAACAGGGCGCAAGTGGCCCAGATCAAAGAGGAAGGCGCAACCAAGCGCAAGCTGATGGATGTGACCGCACGGGCGCACAACACCGAAACTATGGCAGAGGTTCGGGTTAATGACCAAAACACCCGCAGCATAACCAGCCAGAATAAGACCGAAATTGATGCCCTGGTCAAAATCCTGCTGGCAAGAATGTCACCTAATCAATTGATGGGCGAAATTGAGCGATTGAATGCCGAACAGGGCCAATATGCTCAGTTTGCGGCCCAGGATATTAGCCAGGGTGCAAGCCCCTTTATTCAAGGAATGCCACAGTAATTGACATTGACATGATTTCGGGTAATATCGCCCCAAACCTTACCAGTTGGGTCAACTGGGTAAATCCTTGGAGTAA